GATTGTATTTGATAGGTTTTAAGGTTTAGTTCTGCAATATCTTCTAATGGTGGCCTTGACTCTAAATAACCAACGCGGTTGCTGTAGGCCACGCTGAATGGAATTTCTGCCAGGCTTGTATTGCCTTCTTCTACAATTTTAAACTCGCTGTTATCTTGCTTTTGATGTAGCTCGTATGCGCCTGGTGTTAAGACGCGAACCTGCTGCACTGCCTTCTCACCGTAATCGCCATCAGGCACAATCACCGATTCCAGCAATCGCAACATTGTAAGTTGCTGCTGCCCGTCTTTTGCTTCAGTACGCCAGCCTAAAATTTGCCGTGGTGTGTAGGTGCACCAATACGGCCTGCCGCCATCTGATGGCGCATCAACTAATGTGCCGATGTGGCCGTAACGTACCATCTTGCGGGCTGACTCAAAAGTCCAAACATTTAGATCATTACCTTGCAGATCTACATCGAATAGTTGTTCCCGTATGTTGTCGCTGGTATCATTTAACCTAACGGGCTTACGTGTCAACATTCCTGCCAACATACGTTCTAAACGTTGATAGTACGGCGGGCATACGCTACGTGCTAGGCGATTATCATAAGACTCATCCTGTTCGCGTGGTTCCTGCGGCAGATAGCGGCGGTGCCTTTTGCGCATCCCGTAGGTGCCCTGCATCAGGTCCTCAATCAACATCCAATGCGGCTCTTGCGCATACCATGCAGTATTTGCATCTTGCACCTTTGTGACCTTGCGGTCAGCAGTAGGCCGGTTGTAGAAATTAAAACCTGTGTACATGCAACCGGCCTTTGGTTAATAGATTCTAATGCCTGTACCGCGCCCAGCACCAGCGTGTAGCGGGTTGAACTCACGCCATACTAGATAGCCCAATGCGTCTGTCATGTGGTCATGTCCGCCTTCTTTATCTGGCGTGCCTTTATCGTTATAGCATTGCAGCTCTAAGCATTCGATCATGCGTTTGCAGGTGCTGCTGACTTGCAACCGGTGCTCGCCTTTACCGTTTTCAAGTAACCCCTGCACTGCTGCAACACGATCACGCACAGGCGGATTTGCTTTAGGTGATTGGTTGCTGATGCCATATTGCTCCAATATCTGGATATCGGTTTGCGTTGCATTTGTAGAGCGATTACCGCCGCTGGCGTCTGGGTAGCCATAAAGCCTGTGGGCTGGATATCGCCTGCGGATCTCGGCACCTAATGCATCGGTATCATGCGCACCGCTGATTTCGTCAATTATTAATAAACCTTTACCGCTACGGATACCAATAACCGCCGACATGTTGCCAATGTTAAAGTCAACGCCAATACGCAATGGTTCTTCACTGTAATCTGGCAATTGCGTTACTACATGTTTAGCCCTATCAAACCTGTCGTAAACAGTGCCAGTCGTAAGGTTAATAAACTCGCCATCAAGATATGCACGTAATAAGTTTGGGTCATAGTTTGCCTGCAACCGTTCGATGAAATCCGGCGGCAAATATGGGTTGTCTTGGGTACGCATCTTGATCAGCTTTCGATCAGTACGTGATAATGCGTCCTCACTAGCAAACGTATTAAACATCCACCTAAAGCCTTCTGGTGTGGACGCCACCGCAAATTGCCGGGTATTACCAGCACGCAATCGGCCAAGGATTTTAGGGAATGCCTTGTTAGCAATGGCTGGCATCACTGTGTCCAATTCATCGCAAAGGCACCATGCGGCATTAATGCCAATGCAACGTTGCCAATTTTCAAAGCTACGGCATAGGATCTTGGTATCACCTAACGGTAGATGAAGCACATATTCAGGTAATGGGCTAGCGCGGAAACTGTACGGGATACCATACGCTTCCAGGAAATCATCAAAATCTTCTTGCCAAATATCCCGAATTAGCGGCCCAGTCGGCTCCATCACTAACCCGATAAAGCCTTGGTTAGCTGCTGCAAGATGTACCGCTTTCGCACACAGCGCTCGGGTTTTACCAGCCCCATAGCCTGCTGATACGCCAAGAATTTGGGTTGTATGGTCATTTACAAAATCAAGCTGGCCTGGATGCAAATCAGCTTGGATCTTTAACAGCAATGCTTCTATATCTATTAACTCACCGCCGTGATTAAGTTGTTGCAGTACATGCCCTTCACGGGCAATAGCAAGAATACTCACGAACAGAGTTGAGTTAATTTAGCTGCCGTATTAATAGCACCAAGCGCAATATGAAACTGCCCTGCACGTCTAGCTTCCATCTGTAAAGTGCTTAGTTGACTTAATAAATCAGCTACCATTTGCGGGCGTTCAATATCCCAATCAGCCTTAAGTTGTTCACGCGCAAGTTTAAGATATTGATCAACAGTGCGATCACCTACTCCCCAATGTTCCGAGGCATATCGAATGCAATCAGACCTACGACCTCCGCTAGCTATTATCCGCGCAAAACGATTTGCGCGGTCGAGTGTATCTTGCCTGGTGCCTCTTGGGGCGGCCACTAAAACGCCTCAGATATTAGCTCAAGCATAGCCTTGTTGCCCGTGAACTGCTCCCAGCGTTTCACGATCACGTCACAATACTTCGGGTCTAGCTCCATTAGGCGAGCATGGCGGTTAGTTTTCTCGCAAGCAATCAACGTGCTGCCGCTGCCGCCAAACAGGTCAAGTATGAGCTGGCCCTTCTTGCTGCTGTTGTTGATAGCTCGCTCAGGTAACTCAACAGGCTTCTGCGTCGGGTGCACTCTATCTCTTGTTTGGACCTGTTGCTCCCATACGCATTTTTCATTTGTAGGGCCATACCAATCCGTCGAGCTTCCTGTTTTGTAGCAATACAAAAGTGGTTCGTAATTTGGAATATATTGACTCATAAAAGCACTCATTGGGGATTTTACTTTGTACCAAAATATATAAGCTCTTACATCAAGCCCGGAATCCCTAACACCAGTCAAAGTTTCTATTGATTTAGATGTTGCATACCAGATATAAAATACCGCTTTTTTTGTTGTAACGCACATTGCGTTTGTCATCGACATTTGAAACAATTGCTTTAATTCTTCTCCTTGTAATTTATCATTCTTTATTTCCATAGCTTTGCCGCTGTTGTGTGCATTTTGCGTATTTGGGTTGCTATTGCCTGTGTAGGCAACGCCATACGGTGGATCGGTAAACACCATGTCCGCCTTTTTGCCACTCATCAAGCGCCCAACGGCTAGCACGTCTGTGCTGTCCCCGCACATAACGCGGTGGTTCCCTAGCAGCCACACATCGCCAGGCTTGGTGATCGGCTCCTCAGGGGCCTCAGGCACGTCATCGGCATCGGTCAGGCCCTCGGTTGGTAACTGCTCTGCTTCGCCAATGATCTCGGCTAGGTCATCCGCTTCAAACCATGGCGCTAGGTCGTGTTCTGCGCTGAGCTGTTGCAGCATGTCCTTATCCCAATCGGATAAATCACTGGTGCGGTTATCAGCTAGCGCAAGGCCGATCTTGTCGTCTTCACTTAAGCCAGTGCGTTTTACGGCAATAATTTCGGTGCCATCAGTTTCGATAACACGAATGTTTTGTATGCCAGCAGCTTTTGCGCCTTCAACCGTGCCATTACCAGCAAGGATCCGGTTGTCTTCATCAATAACAATGCTGCGTGCAGCGCCAAATCGTTTAAGTGATTCTGCAATTAATGATGCAGAACGATCAGTACGTTTACGAGCATTTCTATGGTCAGCCTTGAGATCCTTGATGGATGTCATTTCCTAACTTGAAAAGTTGAGCTATTTGAATTTATTGTAACCGGTCAGCCGATACTGCACGCGCCATTGCTTTGGGCAGGTTCCACGTTGAAGGCTTCATCTAATAAATCTAAGACGACTTGGTAATCAGCAATCAAATCAATCAGCTCAGCAGCATCCAATGGCTCGCCGTCGTCTTGCGCGTTATCCCGCACGGCAGCGGCCACAGCGGCTGCTTCCCCCATCAAATGGTGCAGACGTTCAATCACTGGTGCTTGTTTGACTGAGGGCATTGTGGAGGCGCTGGTAACGGTGTGATGGTAGTTCGCTGTGGTCAATTGGGCAAGGGTTTGGTTTCTTACGCTTCTTACGGTCTCTTACGGTAAGCGTAAGAC